CTGTTTTCGATCTCATCGGCCCAGATTTCGGTCGGGATGCCCCGCCGTTTCACGGAGGAAACCAAATCGCGAAACAATTCCCGGACCTGCTCCCGTTGGCGCAGTTCGTGCATGTCGGCGGTTTGCTCCGCCTCTAAATCTGCACCAGTATCGTGATTATCAGAAATATTAGACCCAGTTCCAGACACATCAGTTTCCTCCTGTTTCGGGGGAAAATACCCCACAAATTCCGTTGGCGTGATTTGCTTGTCGTCACCAAATTTGACCTGGCCGGTCAGATCCATGTATGGAACCTTCATGTCAGCCCCCCGTTGCCACGTAGAAGAACAACACCAGTCCCATTATCAGGCAGAACAACACTGTTTCCGTTAGAAATTTCGTCATGATTCACTCCCTGTTTGCGCAAATATGCGCGTATTTTTGACAACCACATCCGCCGCATAGCCGGACACCCGGCGGCCTCATGCGCCCGCCACAGGCGGTCTTGGACGAACACGCACCAATCAATCATCGGCGGAATCCAATAGCTGCTGCGCCTTCAAATCATCGAGCGCTTGTGACACCGCCGCCGGATGCCAGCCCAAATCCTCCAAACCCTGGCACAGCTGGTGGCCGTCGATGTCGCCCGCCAAAAACTGTTGGCGGAGCCGGTCGCCTGCCGCGTTGCGCTCTGCCGGGGTCATATCTGCCGCTCCTTTCGCAAGTGACAGGAAAAATTGTGGGAAATTAACGGGGTTTTGCCGACAATCTCTATTAAAATTGACTCCAGTTTGCGGGCGTCTTTCTTATGTTCTGTCGCGCCCCGCGCACCGGAATAATATCGAGCCATTTTTTTATGGTAGTCGATTCTCTGCTGAATCTGTCGCGGGGTCATTTTAGCTAGTTCTTTGCGAGTCATGATTCAGCCCTCCGCGCCGGTTTGCCGTCCTGGCGCTTCTGGTTTGTTTCACAAACTTTCTTTTTCAAAGCGGCGCGCATCTTGTCCTCAAAATCAGCATTCGGCCCCATGACAATAACGTGACTGTCGAACCAGTCTGATTTGTCTTTTTTTGTCTGTTTCTTGCTCATTGTTGTGCCTCTTCTTTCTATCCCGGCAGAATTGCCGCCGATGGGGAGTGCGTTTAAACACTCCGCATCAGGGGCGATTCCTAGTCCCACTCACCGACCACGCCTTCGTGCAAAAGGCGGTCTATTCCTTGGCCGTGGTGCGGCACTTGGTAGACCGTAAATTCGTCTTTTCCCGTTTCTTCGTCGTGATACATTCGAACCTCGACGGCCCCGGCCCAACTGGCCGCCTTCACGGTGATTCCGGTTGTTTTATGGCCGCGAGCGGTTGCAACTGTTTTCCGGGCTGATTCTGGTATTGATGCGTAAAAATGTGACATTTGCTACTCCTCCCTATAGCCGTCAAACCATGCGCCATTATGGCGTACGCTATTGCGTTTTTTTGCACTGCACGTGCTGGACGATGTTTCGGGATTCTGGCAATGCGTTTGCGCTTGTTCCAAAGTCAAACCGCTATCTATTACGCGCCGTTTGATAGAGCCGCGCCAATCGGCGGGTTGGTACAATCTTACAATTTCGTATCTCATGATTCCGTGCCTCTTTTGATTGGATTATGAATGGCAATAGCCGTCGATTTCGATTCCCAAGAACATGCCACACCATTCCACCATGATCGCTCCATCGGAGCCGAAGGTAGGCTGGATAGTGCGACGAAATTGCAGATAGCTCATGTCCTGATTGGATTGGTGCCACTTCCCGGCAAGGGCGGTCTGTTGTTCCTTGGTAATTCTCATGCTTGTGTGCCTCTTGTTTAGGTTTCCGAATTCGACTGGTTAGCAGCCGTCGATAAGCCGGGAACGTCCCGGCTCATCCAGAGTTGCTATTCGTCGTATTCCGGCGCCCATTCGTCAGCGTCCTGGTGCGCTTGTTGGCTGTAGGCAAATGGTCCGGTCTGGTCGCTGTCAGGCAGGCAGCCGGGCGAAACCGCCCACCAATACCAGCCCGGCGCCAGTTCATCGTCGCTATGGCCGCTTTCAGCATATCCGGGCTCTTGCCAAAATACTTCGAATGAGCCGTAAGGCTCTTGCGTTTCGTCAGCATGGAATTGGTGGTATCCGGCGTGGGAGTCGTAAACCCGTGCCTCTTCGATTCTTACTGTTCCGATGATCATTTTATTGTGCCTCTTCATATAGTGCGAACCAGCCGTTGCCATCCGCATAAATTTTGGAGCGGTCATTAGAGAAGTACATGTGGGCGGACTCTTCAACCGTATCAAAATAACCGCCGGAAAGCCGTCCCATGACGCGAATCAAATCGGTCAATACACTTTCCAGGGGAAAGCCGGTCAAATCGTTAATGGTGACTTGGGCAACGTCAGGAAAGAACCTGTGAACGTTGTCTTCATTGTGCAAAATGCAACCGCCGTAAACAATCGCGGATTCTGCTAATTTATATTTTGCCATTTATTGTGCCTCTATTTGATTGTTGGTGCCTAACGATTCAGAGATTAGACGATTACCGCCCATGTGGTCAAGTGGTTGTTTGTGTTTTTTTGTGTGGTACAGTGTGCTATATATAGTGCACCGTATACAGGAGACATTATGAACCAGAACCAGGACCAAATAGCGCTATTGTCGGAGGTAGAAGCATTTTGCCGCCGTCATGGATTGGCAGACTCCAGATTCGGTGAATTGACGCAAGTCAATGACCGGCACCTGGTACGCCGTATGCGGCGCGGCGCGGTACGCCGTAGCACCATGAACAAAATACGCCAGTTTATGGCGCGGTATGAGTTGGACTCCGTCGCATGACGTGGCGGCTGATAGGCCCCATATGGCGGCTGCCAGATGTTACGGCAGCGCAACGGCTGGTACTGTTGGCGCTAGCGTCATTCACTGACAAGAACGGCTCTAACGCCTATCCAAGCTTGGCAACGCTGGCCAGCATGGCATGTTGCAACCGCTCCACCGTACACCGCTCTATCAAGGCACTATTGAAACGCCAATTAATCCAGGCCACCGGCAAAGGCAGGAAAGGCACAATCCGCTATCGTGTTAATGTGCCAATGCAACAGAGGGTATTGCACAGCGCAACTCCCAGCGTAGGCACAGCGCCATACAATCCTATTAATAAGAATCCTAGTTATAAGAATCCTGTTAACAAGGGAGATTCTTTTAATGATTCTAGGAACCAACAGGCAGTAAATATAGACCGGTTTAGCTCCGTCCAGTATTCTAAAAGAGGGACTCCATTGCCTGAGTCTGGCAGTGATATGTCCGCTCGAGTAGCGAGAGAGCGAGAGGCACGGCGGAAAGGGTAAAATACTAGCGGCTGGCGGGCTCCAGGCCTTGGGAATCCTTGGTTGAGGGGCGTAGCCGGAGGGGGACGCAGTCGTCACCGCTCCAAAAGGGTTTGAACTGACCCCAAACCGAACCCAAACCGGTTCCAGTTCGGGCCGGTTCGAACCGACCGGTTCCGAACCCGAACCCGACCGGTTCTGGTGGGCATTCCGAACCCGTCCGAACCGGTTCCGGTAGGGGTCCCCGGCCCGGTTTTCGGTCGGGCGAAATCGAAACGGAACGGCGGCCCCGGTCGTCGTCGTCAGCCTATACGGGGAATAACAAGCACACACCAACCTCCACTCCACCAACCTCCGATCCTCCAGACCTTATCGGCTATGCCCACCCTCAGATTGCCCAATGCCACTGGATTGGGTTATAGATGGCGGTGTACTTATTGGGAGCTTTGTGATGTCTGAAGTTGAACCCGGCGCGGAAATGGTGGAAATCGCAAAAAAGCGCGGTCGTCCGCCGCATTGTCCGACTGACAAGACCCGGCACATGGTTGAAGAGGCTGTGGGCATGGGGCTTGAGCAGGTGAAGATTGCGCAGTTGTTGGATATTGCGCCGAAGACCTTGCGCAGGTGCTATCGCCATGAGCTGGATGTTGGCGTTACCAAGGCCAATTTGAGCGTGGCCAAGACCCTGCATAAGCGGGCCACTTCGGGCAAGGATACCATTGCTGGTATCTTCTGGCTCAAGGCCAGGGCCGGTTGGGTTGATACGGTGAAACAGGTGCATGAGGGCATACCGGAGAATATCACCGTGACGTTTGCCCTGGAGCCGCCGGAAGAACAGCCTGAGCTGATTGATGTAACCCCCCGAAAAGAAATAGAAAATTGAAAAAAGCATTGTTTGCTTTTTGATTGATCTCTGATGGAAATCAAATCAATCGTCAAGTTGATTGAGACCCTGGGTATTCCCCTGGCGGTGGCGTTGTGTCTGGGGATCGGGTTGTGGAAGCTGATCCAGTTTCTGCTGAAAGACCTGAAGACCGATATTGCCGGTCAGCAAGACGATATGATGAAAGCGCTGCGCGGCAACCAGACCATGATTATCAAGCTGATCGACCGGGTCCGCACCCTGGAAATCAACC